AGGCTGCATAACATATAAATAATTATTATGCGTTAAGCTGTAAACCAGGTGACACTACAATATCTGCAATGTCAACGTATCCCTTAACAACGAAAAGCTTGTTCGTGCTGCGGAATGAGAATGTCTGGGTCGCGTTAGCACCTACTGAGTTGGTGTAGCCCTCATCAGTGATCTTAAGATCTGGTACAACAAGAGTCTTAAGTGGGTACTCACGTACCGGAGACGCGGGGTTGATTGGATCTGGGTAGGTTGAACGAACACCGCGTACAAAGTACTCGGTGCCCGCCATGTCTACGTCTAGTGCCAATCTGTTGGTACCAATACCACCTGCGGACTCGTCCGTCTGCTGGTATACCATGGCAACCAAGATAAGGTTGTCCTTGACCAACAAGTGGTTGAGGTCTAGATCGTTAATCGTACCTGCAGTATACTCAGCTGTCTTTCCAGCGAAACGTGCGTACGTCTCAAGGTCACCAGCTGTGGTCTCAATGGCCGTCGTAATCTGAACTGGGAAGGTCAACGGACGGTCATAAGGCTTAAGGTGACCTAGCTCGTTAAGTGTCTCACGTGTAAGAGCTGCAGTAACTCTAGCAGATCTTAGACGTAGGGCGATGTCATAAGAATCTCCAGGCCCAACTACATCGGGATCTACAAGGTAGATCTCAATCTGCCCTTGTCGAAGAGCACCAACGTCCTCAGGACGGGTTGTGTCTCCATCGACAAGAGAAGTGAAGTACCCGGCCTTAACTCTAGTAGCATCACCGGTATTACTTGCATACGCATCGGCTGCGTAGCGAGCTGTAAGCAAGTCGCCACCAACGGCTGTGAAACCAGTGGGAAGCGTCACTACCTGTGTGGCAGAGTTGTAATAGGCCTCTGTAGCTGTAGCAGCCGTGTCGTTAACCGCATAGAACGTCTCGGCGCCGGTTCCAGATGTCGTCACACGAATAGCGCGCTCTCCTAGATCTGTTAAGAACAGGAATCCAAGAGATGTATCAGAAAGAGTTGCTACAGACTGTGTACCGGCAGCAAGACCAAGGGTAATCGTAGTCTCACCCCCAGCTAGGTCCCACTCCTCCTGAGAAATAAACTTCCCACTATTCAAGAACCAAGTCTTGCTATCGCTCTCAGCACCGTAGTTCTCAGTAGCGTTAGCGCCAGTTGAATATCCGAATTCAATGCTGTTGACGAAGCAGTTAGGCAGGTACAAGGTCTGGTCAATGTTATCATTGGCCGTACCAAGGTCTGCCTCAGACTGAACAGGGGCCCACAAGTCGAAACTTGATTGCTGGCCGAAGTTCGCCAAAGCAACACCATGGTAGTAAGAAATCTCTACCGTACCACTAACTACCGTAAGGTTAGCGTTTCCGTCAACCGCCGTAGAACCGAATCCAGACTTATCTACACTTCCCAGAGAGGCGATAGTGTCAATTGAGCCCCAGTCATTTGTATCGAGGGTAATTGCTACAGAGGGGACGTCATCAACGATGTCGATGATGCTCAACTGACCAAGCTCGAACACATCGTTTGAAGTGAACGTGGTAGTTGACCCAAGGGTCTGAACTCTGTAGAGGTAATCACCTTCGACAATAACACTCTGGCTCGCATAGATAATTCTATTTCGTCTAGATGTCATTGTGTGTTTCCTCCTAAACTATAACAGTATGTAATAAAATACTAAACTATTGTTGGGCGTCTACCACCCGCACTATAGGTAAATCCATTCCTAACCATGCCGTTAATTTCCTAAAATATATTTGCATGTGACCGCAGTCCTGGTACCACATAGCCATTGTGAACATAAGGGGTAGGTATGTTCACCTTAACTAGAGTCTACTAGAGACTCGTAGGTACCCGATACTAAGCTTCGATACTTGTGTAGATCCGTCCATTCGCCGGCTACGTGGATGTTCTTCATTGTTACATCTAAGAATATAAGATTACCTAAATTGGGAGGGGGGATGGATACGGAGGAATTGAATGTTCCATCGTAGTTTAGGTAGCCTCCCCCGCTGAAATCTCTGATGGTGATAGTACGGTTGAACAACGCTGAGTGAACAACGTCAGCAATATCGTCTCGCTCTGATGCTGTAGTAGCAAAAATATCAAAACTGACTGTCCTCAAATTGCGTACGCCGCCGCCTAATTGGAAACCTTCTTTTCTATTGGCATCAATACCCATATAAACAAAAGGAAGTGGGGGAGGGGTAGTCCCTGGCCAACTAGGCAATACAGAGACATAATTCCAATAATATTGTACAGAGGTTGGTGTTGTATCTGGGTTCTTTATAGACCCATTGAGATAGTTTACTGTGTAAGTTGATGCCCCAGTCACAACGACTTTGGTAGTCTGTTCACTGTTCGTATCAACAATAATACGACTATTTACGGTTGCGTCATCAAAAAATACCCAACCGCGACCTTCCGAGGTTGGGCTAGGGTCCATTGCACTTTGAGCAACATAGGCTGCTAGATTACTATCATAGACAAGATCTTCCACCGAACTCAATTCAGAGAACGCTGGGCTGATGATCTCATATTTCATAAAATTGAAAATTGAAGCGTTTTCTAAACGTAATCTAGATGCGGTCATGTATCACCACCCATAGTAAGAATAAGATATATATCACGTAACGTTAAGAGCCGAAAGTCATTTTAGCAGCTTTTTTGAAATAATCAGTAAACCTGGTTTCCATGTATCTCCAGGTGTCTTCGAAAATACGAATTGGCGGAGCAAAAGAAAACGGATGCTTAATACTCAACGGGTTAGGCCAGTTAACTCTAAAATTATCTGGGATGGTCGTGTAAATTTGCTCGTAACGACTCATTTCCATTAGATGCATATTACCAAACCTACCCAAAAACTCACCTTTCAGAAATGGCATCATTTTCAAATAATGCTCCTGGGTCAGAGCAACATAAGCGTCAGCAGTTCCGTGTATATAAAAGTAGAATAGACGTAAAGGATCAGTATCTTTTCTAGATGGCTTAGAGAAAGCATTTGAGTCTAGACCTCGTAATAACATAGTACCTTTAGGGTCTATTCTTCCAACCATAGCAGTTAACTCCACCCTAAGGTGGTTCATAATATCTGGCTTTAGATATATTGGCGCCGTTCTGTCAAAATCATTAAATTTAAATGCTTGTATTAAATTTTCATCATAATAGTTGCTGAAAAACGTTAAGTAATCACCTACAAAGTCGACCATAAGAACTTTCTTAACGTTCTCATTAAACTTAACAGCGGCTTCACGTTCAAAGTCCATGTGCTACCCCCTTACAGATGATCCAACCGCGCTTGGAAATAGGTACGCGGTAACCATGTCATCAATCTCCCCGGTTCCTCGTAGAACTGGAGGTATCGCTAGGACACAATCAACCCCATCCAAAACTATCTTGGTGCAGTCCCTGATAACATCGTAATAGCATTTCTCTACTTTGATACGGACGACATTCTTTCCCTCTAGTCCAGCTGGTGTAGCCACCATAGACCCCTTAGACGGATCTACAGATGGGGGGTTCCACAGCACAAGGCCATAGATATTTGAAATATTTGGTGATTCCAACCTACCTCGTCCATGGCACACGGGGCATCGGCCTCTAGTAAAAGATATGGGTGATACGGTAGATCCAAATATAACGACAGGTGCAGCAAAACTAGAATCAAACTGATTTATAGATTCGCCATTATGGTCGTGCAGGCAGTTAGGACAGTCTTCCTTATAAGGCTGCCCAAAAACAACGATAGGCTTTTTAAGCTCTGAGACTAAATCTAAGAAACGTGTTCGTATTTCCTTCTTAAGACCTGGCGGTATCATTCCCATAGCAGCCTCCTAGTCTATTCTAACACCAGTTATATTAGCCACCTTGGCTTCATCGATAAGAGTATCAAGCTGATCCTCTAAATCCTTAAGAAGCTGTCTCTTCTGACGAAGGAGTGGTTCTGGGTTATACGACATCTCGCCTACTAAGGTGAAAGAGCCAGAAGTCTCCCCCATGAGTTGAGTGAGTTCTTCTCTAAGAATCGAAATAGATGCATATAGTCGAAGCATTTCATCGGTAACAGAGGACGACGATACATTCGGTGGGTTAGGAGTGGTGTTGAATATCTTTAATATTTCCCTATCGGAATGTCTAAAGGACTCATACCAAATGTCTATGACACCTGAGACTGTCGAAATCTCCGTACCGCTGAATGTTAGATAGCTATAATCTGTTACATATGGATTAGAAGACGACGTATAAGATACGGAATCTTTCTCTACCCTAAGAGGCCACCCTCGATTATCTAACTTATAAGTTTGACCATCACCAGAAACATTTTGATATCCGCTAGTACAACTGGAACTTACGTAGTCCCGCAAAACCTTCTTAGGGTCGCCAATGTAGTGGCGTATGCGACCTAAGTTATACTGGTCTACAGAAGTTAATGTAATCTCATCAGGGTACGTAATATCTACATGTTCTAACTCTACTTCAATACCTTTAGTAGCAGTTGATAAACTAGACTCGGCGGGGGTCGTCGAATCATAGAAAGAGGTCTTATACCATGAAGACGAGGTTCCAGTTGTGTCCTCAAAATTATAGTAGATTTGTGTTGAGGATAAAGACGGTCGAGTTGACGCAGTTGTAATCTCTAAAAAGTAACCGTCCTGATAACTAGCTCTATATACTTTTATACTATCATATCCAGAAGCTATAGCCCCTGATGGATCAGATACTCGTATAGTTACAACTACTGGCATAGCAACCCCCTTACGCTGCCGTTGTCGTTAATAGTGGGACGTTAATCCATGAAGAGTCTAGAAGTACACCCGCCACTTTGTTTCCAGCGGCTGACATTACAACACCAACCGATAAGTACCTCACATCTGTCCAATCAAGACCATCACCGGTCTGAGTACCACTTAGTAGTGGAAATTGTAGATGATTCCACCCAGTTAAGAATGTTGGCGCAGACCACGATACATAGTTAGTATACGCCAATGGAGTATCACTAACAAGGCGGCATTCTAAATGGTCTATTCCCGACGAAGCTGGTAGATAGAGCATTACATTAAGAACTCCATCTATAGCTATGTCATTAAAATCAGCCCCTCCGCTGTCTATCTCTTTAGCAACGAAACCGTTAACGCTAGCTGTGCTTTCCTTATCGAAAGAAACAGAATGTGCGCCGCTGACGTGTAGTGTGTCGGATGCAATGCCTGATACAGTAGAGTACCCTCCGTCAGTCCACGTAGCAGATGATTCTCCGTCGTCTAATCTTATTCGGTAACGCAAACTATTCTCGTATTTAACATTACTAGAATTAGGCATGGGTCTACCTCCACTTGTTATTTTTAAATGGTCAAATCTTGTACTATTGATCTAACTAGGTCCACAATGTTCGTACACACAAACTTATTGTGTTCTTTACTATAGACCAGGATATCGTTGTCTCGCAGGTCGCCTGTATCCACATAAATACCCTGCACTCTATTAGCATTCCACTCCGGGTTATCAGACCCAACCTGCTTAGGTGTCACATTATGTGGATTATTACGACTGTCTATATGACTATCTAGCTCACTGTGCTTATATTTGCCAGAGCCAGAAAGTCGATCATGCACAATGGTACTTTCATTAATATCCAAGTTAATGCATGAATTCCTTTCATCGTCCCTTAATTCCAGTTTATTTGTAAGAGAACGTAACTTCTTAAATTCAAGTACAGCGTTCTCTTTTCGCTTAAAAATACCAATACCAGATAAACCAACGTTCGCGGCGGCATTAGGCTCAGCTTGTAGAGCGGCCTCATTTGTAGGAACCCACTGGTTTATCTCTGCATTCCATTTAAGGACTTGCCCATCGGATGGAGTTGAGGTAGACACCTTTCTACCTAGGATCCTATCCGCATTCCACTGCGCTATATCTTTCCCTACATGGGTCGAAGTTACACCGTGTGGATTGCTCTTGTCCCTCAAATGAGAATCAATGACAACGTGGCTAAATTCCCCAGAGTTTTTAATTCTGCTGTGATCTACATTAGCTTCGTTCACATCAAACTCTATAGAATTGAAATCTTCCGACGTAGATATTTTCAATAAGTTGGACTTAGGTCTAATGGTTCTAAATAGTAATATATCCCCACTCTTACCTGAATAAACTTCTACTCCAGCCCCTATAGACTTACCTGTATTAACCTCTCCAACCATGGACTCGTAATCAAAAACAAATTTATTAATTCCACTAGACCACCGTAAAATTTGATTATCAGATGGAGTAGATTTTGTAATCTCCATCCCCATAATCTTACACGCGTTCCAAAAAGGAGAGTCGGACCCAACTTGCTCGGGAGTCACATTATGTGGGTTTGCATTATTTCCAACATGGGACTCTAGCTGTGAGTCTAAAACAACGTCATAGGGTACTTGATTTTTATCAAGCATACCGCGTGCATCTAATGAGGCTACGCCCCCAGGCCGGCCCTTTGAGACAACACTTATAGCACCAACTTGATCTGCAGTAACCCCATGTGGGTTAAGTTCATACTTATGTGACTCAAATACATTCGACCGTACCAATGTTTCTGGGACAACCTTTTCAGATATCTTACCATCGGGTCCTAATCCAGCAACTCCCCCTGGAGAACCTACAGCTGTAATAGCTACTGCTCCTATTAAGCTAGGGGTAACCTTATGTGGATTATCTTTTCTACTAGCATGCCCATCTAAACTACTAGTAGTAACTATAGTATCTGGGAACAAGTTCTCAGGAAGTCTTCCAGAAGCGTCTAGCTGTGCAACCCCTCCGGGCCTACCCAAGTCATGCTTAGATACCGCCCCTATGATATCAGTCGTAACTTTGTGCGGGTTGCTGGTATTGGACGAGTGTTTATCTAAATCTTCCATATAAAGGATATCTGAACCTAGCAAACTTTTTGGTATATGCCCGTTCTTATCCAGACCAGCAACTCCGTCCGGCTTCCCTACCAAATAAATAGGTACCGCGCCTACCTGCACAGCAGTTACCTTGTGAGGATTAGCTGACGAAGAAGTATGATGTACGAAATCGGGACTTTTAGTAAAAATATCTGGTAAAAACCCGATATCTACCTTACCATCTTCTCCTATCGGCACAACCCCATTAACTCTCCCCTTTTCATAGGAAGGTATGGCTCCAATTTGCCCAGGAGTAACACCATGAGGATTATTCGTCCTTTCAATGTGTTTCTTTAGATCATCTTGTGTAACAGCAGTAGCAGGTAAGAAACGTTCCGGTAACCTACCCTTACCATCAAGTGGGGCAATACCATCTGGAGCACCTACGGAAACTACACTCACTGCTCCTATCTGTACCGCAGTAACATTGTGTGGATTGGCATTGGAGTTCGCATGCCTCTGAACATCACCATATCTAGCGATAGATATAGGTATAACGGTTTCTTTAATTCTACCCTCTGAGTCCAAACCTGGTACCCCGTTGGGCTTATCTTTAGTTGTAACTGGTACAGCCCCTGTCTGCTCAGCTCTTACACAGTGTGGATTTAGACTAGACGATAGGTGCGAGTCAATCGCGGCATGTGTATTCTTACCTGCCCCTTGCAACATCTGGTGATGTAATTTAGACTGATCTACATCTAAAGAAACTCCATCACCAGAGAGTTCACTTACTACTATTTTTTCGGATAAGGCCGTAATGCGCATAATTTTTTTAAAACTCCAATGTTAATAATCCTGAGCGTCACCCTTCCATACGGTGAACCAATGTATACCGACTAGGTTTGTGGAGGTATTCACACGTAAATTTATATCAAAACCTGCTGATGTAATATTCTGAATGTTGGGGAAATAGCCGTTAGTGCTGTTTGCTTGGGTAGAAAGTTGAACTACATAGTTTGTATCAGAGTACGGATTAACAAAAGTTACTGTTGCTACAAGAGGAGCCCCGGAGAAATCAGCTGTTACAGCAATACCAGACTTAATAGTACCTTGAACCTGAACAGAAGAAAAATCCTGTGTGGGGTACTGCCTCCAAGCCCCTAAGGAGGATGAGTACGTCAATACAACACCATCGTTAAGAGGATAGGTCCCCGATGCAACTGGGACTCCCAAAAGCCTATTAGCAGTCCACTGGTATGCAGTATTATCTACATGAATATCTATTTCTTTGTTTACAGTATCATTACTGATAGTAATAAAAGAGTCGGACGTATTAATATTTTTTAATTTAAGTATCCCATTAGTAATAGTATCGTATATGCCAACACCTCCAACACCGGCGTTCTCCACTCCAGAGAATGTGGGACCGTTATCTGGTACCCAAACATTGTTTGGTGTTCTAAATACCAAATGCTGCCCAGTGCTAGGAACTCCAGATACCAAAATAGCATTTACATATGAATCAGCGTAGAGTTTGTTTATCGCGTCACCGTCTAAAGTCGGGTCCCCAACATTTAAAATCTTGTTAGAGCCCATATCCACAGAACCAGAAACAGTATTGTATACCTGCCTAGCTTTCTCTAGACTTACACCATGCGGATTGCTGTAATCGGTAATATGGGTATCAGCGTATGTTTTATTTATAGCATCCCCTGGTTGACTTGGGGACCCAACATTAAGAATACGATTTGAATTCATATCAACAGTACCAGAAATGGTACTATATACCTGACGAGCTTTCTCTAAGCTAACACCGTGTGGGTTATTGTAGTCTGTAGAATGGGTTGTGACTTCATCTAAATGACTTACAGTCTCTATAGTACCGTTACGGTAAACCTTAAATCTCTTCTCAGTACTATTAAACCAAAGCTGGCCTTCTTCAAGACTTGCTGGGTCCTCACTTAATGAATTAAGTTGTATACTACTTACATCGAATGATGACATGTAATGTCCTCCTAATAAATATACCCATACACTGAATTGAATATTATGAAGTTAAAAACAAGTAGCGCTACTGTTACCATTCAGACCCTTCTCCGTCAGCAGCGGCGACCCAACCAACGCTGACTAGGTCACTTAAATCATTAGACCCCATAACAATCTCAAACCCATCAGTGGTCTTGTTCTGTACAATGCAGGCATATACAGTACCACTAACCGTGCAAGCGGTAGCCGCTACACCGTAATTTGTATCAAGAAATCCTCCAACAGAGGTGTAAGTCGCTGTTGGCGGGGTCCCCGTAAAGGATCCTGGGTATATCGTTCCCGCTTTAATTGTGGTTTGGTACAAGTAATATATAGGGGTAATGTCCGGGTACCACGTTTTAGTACTGCTATTATATGTAAGAACATCAAAGTGTAAAGGGTGGTTTAAACCACCGGCGCCAGACGACACGGTCATACCGTCAATCTTATTAGCATTCCATACAGCAGAAGTATTATCTACATGTATATCTATTTCATTATTCCCAACATCGTCTGTTATTGTAACGAAAGAATCAGTCGTATTTATGTTCTTAAACTGAAGGACACCATTAGAAAGACCATCAAATACTCCTACACCGCCAACTCCTACATTAGACGCACCTGAAATAGAAGGGGCGGGGAGAAATTGCCATACACCGTTACCTGCATGATAGGAAAAATGTTGACCATCACTTGGGGTACCTGATACTAGAATACCGTTTACGTAAGAGTCAGAGTATAGCTTGTTTACCGCGTCACCGTCTAAAGTTGGGTCCCCAACATTTAAAATCTTGTTAGAGCCCATATCGATAGTGCCGGAAACAGTACTATAGACTTGTCTAGCTTTCTCTAGGCTAACACCATGTGGGTTATTATAATCAGCTAAGTGGGCTGTTAGCTCATCTAAATCACTTAAGGACTCGATAGATCCATTTCTATACACCTTGAATCGATCCTCTGTTGAATTATACCAAAACTCACCTTCTTCTGGAGAAGGTGGGTCAGAGGGCATCGAATCCAAAGTAATATCAGATATACGTAACGGCATATTTTCTTAGCCTTAGTGCTAGTACGGGAACTCCGACGCCTCGTCTGCAGGCATGGCAGTCCAGTTAACATACACTAGATAACTAATGTCATTTGTTCCTAAATTAATCTCAAATCCACTACCTGTCTTATTTTGTACGACAGGAGTATACACAGTACCACTTACAGTTTCAGCAGTAGCAGTGACTACATAGGAAGTAGGGAAGGGGACTCCAACAACAGAATACGAGGCGACCTTGGGGTTTCCCGAAAAAGAGCCTGGTCCTAATAGACCAGCTTTAAGATAAAGAGGGAATCCAATTACCGACTGAGCAACGGGCTTCCACTCCCCTCCATTAGAACTGGAGTAAGTTAGCAAATCCCCCACTGCAGGGTGCCCACTTGCGGTGCCTGAAGAAACAGGCATGTTGTCCAGCCATCTGGCATTCCATTGGTATGCAGTGTTATCTACGTGAACATGAACTTCAGTATTATCTATATTTCCAGAAATAGTAACAAAGGGGTCAGTGGTCCCAATGCTACGAAACTGCAAAGTCTCATTGACGATACTATCGTAGACACCCTCCCCTGAGCCAATATTAGTAGCACCGGTAATAGTAACAGTGCCGGCGTCCAAAAATTGCCATACACCGTTCCCCGCGTGATAGGAAAAGTGTTGGCCATTAGTTGGGGTACCAGAAACCAAAATACCACCGACATAGCTATCAGCGTACAACTTGTTGACAGCATCCCCATCCAGGGTTGGGTCACCAACGTTTAGGATTTTATTCGAATCCATGTCAATAGTGCCGGAAACAGTACTATAGACTTGTCTAGCTTTCTCTAAACTCGTACTGTGCGGGTTGGCTAGATCGGAGGTGTGGGAAGTAAGCTCATCTAGATCGCTTAATGACTCGATATTCCCATTTCTGTAAACTTTAAATCTTTTCTCTGTAGAATTGTACCAAATCAACCCTTCTTGAAGATCGGTAGGATCAGAAGTTAATGAGTTTAGTACTATGTCTTGTATATATAACGCCATTTTATTTCCCCCCTTAAATGCTTATGGTCTGCCAGTCGACCTCTACTAGATTAATAATATCATTACTTCCCGTATTAATTATAAATCCGTAATCTGTCTTATCTTCTATAGATATAAGATAACTAGCACTACCAGAGCACACTGGTGTGGCTGTTACAGAGTAGCTAGTACCTGAATATGAGGTAGCGAAGGAAACACTATATCTATATGGGGAACCAGAAAATGAAGTATTATCAACAATACCCCTCTTAATACCTGGTCCGGCCATTTCATAATCGTAACCCCACTGAGAACTTCCGGAGTTCCACCGTAGAATCTGTCCGTCTACAGGCACTCCTGATGCGATAGAATTTCCTTGTAGGGCATTGGCATTCCACTCAGGCAGATCGTTTCTGACATCAATTGCTATTTGGTGGTTCGAAGAATCATCCTGAACATATATCAGGTTGCTTCCTGAGGTAACCGTCTTAAATTGAAGATCTACACCAACTTTCTGATAAAAAACCCCGACTCCGGTCGCACCTATATTTGAAGCTGTATTTACTTCCCCTCCGCCACTACCTATTGGAGTACCATCCATATCGGAGGTAGGGGACCCTTGCTTGATCCGTAATGTACTTACAGAATCGACCCAAAAATAATAGTCCCCTAATTTTAGTAGACACGTCTGATCCCACCCAGAATTAAACGCCACAGCTGAACTTCTATAAACTGTCACGGCGCGCCTCCTCTAGTAAGTCTTCACCAAATAGATCTTCCAGTCCGCGTCATCAGCTCCCCCAGTGCTGGCAACAACTTTAACCCTGCCATACCTGGCAGGCAATGGAGTGTCTACTATTGCGTAAGTACTCTGCGTAAAGTTATTTACGCAGAAAAAAGATGAGGTCATATCCTCATATATGGCAGAAGAGGGGGACGCCACATCATCCGCTGCAGATATTTCTACAGTACATGTGACTGTACCCGATCCACCATCTAGTATGAACTGTAAAGATAGATACTTATAAGTATCTAAGTCTATATAGTAATAATAAGTATTGTCAACACCATTTGTAACATCAGCTAGTACTTGATATAACCTGTGGTTATATGGTGAGTTGCCGACATTGACATCACCCCCTACGGCATAATTGTGCAGAGGGTCCTGAATAGTAATCGAGTCTAGAACGATACCTGTAAGTGTATCTGAAGAAGAACTAAAACCCACCGACAGGGCCACGTATTGTATATTATACCAATTTAAACCATTCCCGGATTGGGAAAAATCAGTACATTTAAACTGTAGCTCGTTCCACCCATCCTGTAGGTCTGATACAGACTTAGACCAATTAAAACAATTGGCCGAGTCTGTCCCTAAGGACAAAGTTACGCTAGAAATATCTGCAATAGAAGTAAAATATACCCATACATAAAAACGCCCTGTTAGAGCGAACATACTAAGGTCTAACACACCTATTTCAGATGGATTCCTATATATAGTGGCAGATGTTGCCCCTGCAATCTTATCGAATGAGAGTGAGCTCTTACCAGTAACATGTGTAGTGTCTAAGGATAAATTAGCAGCCGACGTAGAAGTAGACCAATACTCTACAGTATGGCCATCCTCTAACACAACTTCGTAGCGTATAGAGTTCTCAAACCTCGATGTATCTATGGACATACTATGCTGCCAATTATGCTACCCTGGGCATAGGCTTTTGAACTGGTAATACTTTGCCTATCTGCTTCCTCTCAAAATCTATGGCCCAATTCGCATCTTCCAAATCCATACCTTCGATTATAGATTTCTTTGCTTGTGTAAGATTACGATCGGCTGTATTGCAGACATTGGTAAGGTGACTGACTAGCTGCATCAATCGGCCCAACTCATGCCTTGCATTTTCCAACTCAGTAGCGTACTGTTGTACCCTATCCAAGTCTGAATATAACTCTTCCGGAATGTCTTTAAAGGTATCTTCGTCTACAGGGACATTCTGTCCCCGGACTCCGACCCGGTCATGCACAATAAATCTACTCATGTACAAAAACTCCTATCTACTTCAAAATATCTTTAGAGAAGTACCTATCGCTTATATCATGTAAATGGTTGGCAAGTCTGTGGCAGGCTACGAGGAAGAGGAATGCATCAACTAACACATCCCCGGTAAGGATAGGTCTGTATGAGATGAACACAAGTGTAGTAAGAAACATAGCCGTCCAAACAGAGCAGCAATAAGGGCAGGTTATAGCCCTACTAAAGAACCCAAGAACACCATTGTTGCTGCTAGCCAGAGAATCTCTAAAAGGTCCAAAAAACATAGATTTGGATACAAGTTCAGCTAGCCCTTCATTTACTACTACACTTATTAATAAAATAATGAAGTACATCACGTCAATAACACCTTTCTAAGAAATCTCTGTCATTCTCTCTCGTATGAGGCGAGACAAAGTCTCCTTCCCCGGCTTATCCTTACAGAGGGTTAGAGCGCGCCTTAGTTTATGGACACTGCTGATATGCTGAAGGACTATCTTTGGGTTATCCTTAATCTTTAAATCCGCTATTTGACGTGAAGTCATTTTTCTTGGCGGAGGTAGTCTAATTTCCGGTTCTGGCTCTGGGTCGGTCTGAGCACTCTCCACGGGGATAAGGAAACTTATGGTTTCAGGAATATTTGTACTACCTGTTTCAGTATCTTTTATATCGTCAGGTAGGATTGCCTCTAGTACAATATCAAATCCTGACCCTTTTGGTATTTTCGTTTTCTCAAGCCAGTCTATAAATTCCGTATCAAACTTACCTTCGTAATTTTTTGAATAGAGTTCGTAGAGCTGGTCTAAAGGCACTTTCATCCCTGGGGGCACCGACCGTTTAAAAATGTGTTTTCCTCTACCTAAATTATTTATAACATATCCCTTGATCATTTAAACCTCCAATACAATAATTGCCAAGGCAACTTGTAACTAAGCGCGCCACAAGGGCGCGCTTAGTTGGGTAAATATTATAGACTACGGTCGATTACTCCGAGTCCAAGCATTCTAGAATCAAGGCACGCGAAGCCTACGATCTCCCAACCGTAGAAGCCCTGCTTCTGTCGGCGGTGGAGTGTCGGATCATCGAATACCTGGAACTCCTGCTTGACAGGCATAACGAGCGAGTCGTTAGCTGTCATATCGAAGCCCCAAATCTGAGTCTCACCAGCAGTCGTAACCTCCCCATTGGAACCAACAACGTTCGGGTTGTCGAGGTGGTAGTCACCATAATCACCAGCACCATCGGCAAGGAACAGTCCATAAGAAGAAGTAGAACCATTGATGTTGAACTTACCAGGTCCACCCAGGTGAGGAAGAACGTGCAGCTGGACATTCCAAACGGCACCCATTCCAGCAGCCTGGAAAATCTCGCGACGAGTTACAGGATCAATATCGGTCTCTGTCCACTCACGGATATCCGCGGCATCCTCAGGGGATACCCACAAATCCGTAAGGGTACGACCGACACGCTGGAACCCAATGATCATCTTATTGATGAGTTCCTTAGAAAGATAGCCTGCCCCAGCAGAGGCGGCAGGAACCTCGTAAACAGGAGCTGTGCGTGAAGGTAGAAGGCCCGTGGCAGCGAAATTAGTCGTACCAGCAGGTACAATAACACGCCAACCACTCTCCTCCTCGTACTCAGCAACAGCTGCAGCTGCCTTACGAGCAGCGCGCGCTGCGATGTCTACGCGAGACTCCAATGCGTACTGAATCTTCCAATCGGCGGCTGTATCAATGGTGAAGGTTGGTACATATACATCCTCACCTACGCCCTCGATGAAATTCTGAGCAGCATAACCTAGTCCAGGGAGAACCCAAACAGGAAGCTCAAAGTCATCGGCGACTGGGTAAACGGCCTGAGCACCTGGCTCAAGAACCTCGACTGCGAATAGATCTCGAACAGTGGACTGATACTTAACTTCCTGAAGGATAGGAGTACGAATCGCTGCGCAGAACTCCTGAAATGCCTTCTGTCCTTGCTCTGTGTCAATCGCTGCCGTGGCTCTGAAAAGTTCTTTTAGCTCTCTTAGAGTATCCATAGCAACCTCCTTAGACCAAAGCCTTGATTAAGAGCATCTCTCCAGCAGCTGTGTTGGCGGCCGACAACGTATTGAGGGCCACAGCAGCAGCGGCACCAGCGCTATCAGCGTTGGTGTCTGACAACTTACCGTCGTCATCTGGGTAGAGCAGGGTTCCGGCAGCAATACCATCGCTACCTTCATCTACATACTGATCTGTCTCGTATACTGCCCCGGGGCCGCATGCAACGGCGACTGGATCGCCTACGAAGGCATCAGATGAACCGAGATCTCCGCGAAGCCTAAAGTTCGCTGGGAAATCGGTATAAGCATCCTTAACCTTCTGCATAAGCCAGCCTACGGGGAACTGAGCGGCATTACTGGCATCGGCAATAGTGTCAACCGTGCGGTCATCTACCAGTCTAACGAGACGCCCAGCAGGAATAGGACGGGTCTCCGTAGGAGAATCCGTGAACTTCAAAAATTGCACTTCCTGTGCAGGATGTCTGAGAACGAACGTCATGTTATCCTCCTATTATCGTTTATCCTTGGACGCTTCGCCACGCTGGCTCTTGATATAATTAGCAAGACCCTCGCCGAAGTTCTTCCAACGGTTGTTGGTCGAAGATGTCTCAAGATTTGGCAAAGTAGTAGAAGCAGTCTCTAGTGCGCTAGCGACATCAGCGGGAGGGGTAACAACCCCCTCTGAATCGTCAGCAGATCCTGCCTCTGTGTTATTAGTCCCAGAAGAAGCAAGCTCCTCCTTAATGGACGCGACAAGCTCTTCACGAAGAGCTACCATTTCCTCTTTATAAGCAGCAAAACTGTCGTCGGACATAGCTCGTACAAGCTCGACCTGCTTCTCTCTGGCCTCTCCGGCTCGCGCCACGCGCAGCCCGTCGAGCTCAGACATACGGTCTGCGACCAGCTTGTCCTTCTCCATCGTCTCCAAGGTCCCCTCAGCAGCCTGGGCACGGTGCAATAGCTCCTCACCGAGCTTCTTGGCGGCCTCAAGCTCCTCAGTCTTTGCAGCTAACTCGGACTCAAGCTGGGCCTTTGACCCCTCAAGCTCCTCGATAGTGCCCGCATTTACTGCAGACTGAGCCTCTACTTCTGCTACCCGATTCACTAAATCTGTGATCGACTTCTCAGCAGCACGTAGAGCCTCCTCCACATCGGCCTGGATTCCAGCCTCTGCTTTCTTGGAGAGGATGTCTTCGACGAGCTTGGTAACCTCGTCCTTGACTTTGTTAATATCCATTATTAACCTCCTAATTATCCGTAGGTCTGTATTCTAGACGCCTCTAAGACGACAAGTTGACCGCAATGTAGTAAAAATCTGTAGTAGCGTCGCCTTTAAAAGTAACAGTACCATCTGTTAAAGTAATGGCAATTGGCAAAGTGCCTGCGCTAGAACTATTATACGACGCTGTTACTACAGTGTCAGGCTTAAACTCTGTGCCTGTCACGGTCAAATGGCCAGCCCCAGTAATCGTCCCGGAAGACGCGACCAGCTGATAATGGCTAGCTCCGCTGCGCTTGTCGAGAGGAATCTGGTGGCCAGACGCATCTACGTACAGCCTCCTTTTTTTGGGAATACCTTCATAATCCTTTCTAACCATTATTATTCCTCCTTCGGAATAGCATCGGAAAGAAGTGGTTCGACGTTTTTCTTAAAAAGAACCTCACACTCATTCCATAGACAGGCTTGTACAAGATTGAAACTGGCTTTTCCTTGGTTCAAAACAGATCTATGTTTTTCTAAATGAGTGGCTGCCTTTTTTCTCAAAGCGGCATCACTTTCTGTACCTAATATGCTTTTAATTTGATTCACACGGGCTAACGCATTCCTGTAATGTGGTAGATCCACAGAAGAATTCTCGGTGGCCGACGTTACACTACTATCGTGGTGCGGTAAATGACGCGCTCTCTTATCCTTTCCTTCGCTATAGCCCTTTTCAACAACTGCAAATGACGCATTAGGTAAATTGTTAATATAACGAGTATCCCACTTCGCCGAATATTCTCGTTCCGAAATCTCTTGTAAAAGATTTGTTGCTAATTCCACTTTATGTTTTAAATCATTCACTCCTTTAATAACACCCCTGTTAGTTGACATTGGTCACTCCTATTCGCCCTTAGCTTTCCTCAAAGCGGACTTAAGCGAGGAAAGTGCTTTGGTAACACCAACCGAATTCCTATTTTCTTCCAACTTTTTAAAGTAGTCGGTAACTATATCCTTTGTAGCTCTATTCAAAACTAGACGCAGGCATTCTGGATGCATAGCAACACCACCAGGCGTCGTACAAGGAGCCTCAAATAGTTTGCACCAGTTTTCATGAACAATAGAGTCCTGCTGAGTAATGGTATTTCCCGCCCCACCACCTGTTGGTGCTGGAAACGACTCTACCTGGGGAACAAGGCCTGGTGTTTTATCTGCATTAGCAGGTAGCCCAGGATTATCCCCTCCTTTCTCATACACACGTCTCTTGAAGTTGACACAAATCTCTGGTTTAGATAGAGGGTGCCCATCAGTAAATCCGGCCCCCTCAACTGTACTATCAGAAGATTTGGCACGCATACCATGAGAAGTATCTGAGTCGTATACATCCATTTTAAGAACATCCATTGGAGTAAGCGTCTTTAACTCAGTCCCGTCTTCAAGAGTAACAATATGGTAATGGACACCACCATAACTTGTAGCTCCCATATCCGAACCCTTTGTAAGCATAGTCGAGGAATACTCCTCGTTCAAATCGACTGATGTTAACTCGTGCCGGTGTGGCTTAATGGCAGGACTAGATTCTACAGCCCTGAACCCCCCGCTATCAGTCTCAATATAAACCTTGTGTGTATGTTCAGATTCTGGACCAACATCCCCGTTGTTTCCGTTAAATGGGTGCCTATGCTGACCATCTCCGATGAAATACACTCGAATACCATCGGGTACTTGGTCAGGCATTACAATATGCGTGTGCCCCCCATCCCAAAAGGTCTGGTCCTTATCTGTTTGAATCTCATGTGAGTGGCTACCACCATAGGAAGCACTTAAGTAAGCGGCTTCCTTACCGGCACCACCAAGACTATTGACAATAATACTTTCTTTTTCTTGTTTGGCTTTCATATAACTATCCACCTTACATAGGTCTAATATATAATTGTCGTTTCTAGTGGTGGCGGTCTCAAGAATAATGGAATCTGGGTTCGCAGGGTTTTTAACAATCCCGCATCCAGAGAACAACATGTCTCGAAGTACCCGTCCTACACGATGATCCCCCTTAGCCTTATTCCCTTCAACTACCCTAACTACCTTATTAATTGCCCCAATAAGACCAAGTGCTTTGGCTTCAGTCTTAGGAATGATAACGTTATCAACAATAACATCGTAGTCCTTGTAATAACACTCCATAGAAACTTTATATTCGCCAGCAAGGATTTCCTGCGCTAGTTCTGGAAATCTCGTTTTGTACAAACGCATAGCGGCGATGATATCCATGGATACGCTATTAATACCGTCTCCCATTTTAGCATATAAAGCGTCAGGGTCAAAAAGACTACGGTCTTTATAGGCAAACACACTGGAGTACAAGTGCCCTACAATCTTATCCTGCTCGTGCTCATAATCTAGTGGCTTCTCAGCAATAGTCCCCTTGGACTTAGCAAGCTCTGTGGGTAGGAAATACGCTGAATTTAAATTAAACCCAGATGATACGAAAACAGCTGTAATATATTGTAAATCTATTTGCCTGTGCTCTGGCGATGGTATACCTAAAGCGGCAGATAACTCTGTCGAAGGTTCAATACTATCCAAATTAGCGTAGAGCTTCAATAAGTTTTCGGTCATATCTACTCCTCACTCGCTTCTGAGAGCTTCTGAAAAGCTATAGTTCTAGTTAGGTGTAGTAACTCACTCAACTCGTCTACACTCATGTCTTGTAAAAGCGTCGACAGCGATGCTTGTGCCCCTGTGTTGTTGTCAGCAGCCAAAGGATCAGCGGGCTTACTGTTCGGTGAGGGGGTTTTAGCAGGTTTATTTTTTGGCCTGCCCTCAGAAGGAGTGCCTTTAGGGGTTCTTTGATCTGTCTGCACATTAGACATTGGCGGGGCAGCTTTGGGATTATACGGAGATCCTATAATACCCAAAGAGCCATCAAGAACCAAGTTTTTCTCATACTGGAGTTCAGACAGTAACGTATCGAAATCGAATCCAAGCATCTCGTGCCCTGTCCTATAAGAAAGAATACGTCGGTCTATCATTCCCTGGATGACGGTCATCATCATGATCTCATCCTTCAGGACCATATTATCGAATCGTATTTTAGGGTACCTATCAAAGCCCATGGCTTCCGCGATATCCCTATACTCTTTATAAATCCATCTAGAAACCTGTTTTCTTGCGTAATGGATCTCTTCGCGCAGAGACTTAACAGCTAGATCGGCGGCAGGCTTTGTAGGACTCCCAACTCCATCTATAAGCGCCCTAATTACACCAAATGCTCCAGTAATATCTTCATTTACCTGTAAGTACTTATCTTTACCTAGAATAGCTCCGACGTCTTGTGGCTCTATTCTCTGAACCTTAAGAGTGTGATCCCAAACTACATTGAATGCCTTAGATGGAGTGTTAAACAACTCAGCTACAGCTTCAAGCTGCTCTTGTCCCTTTATAGGATAGTTGTCGTTACCAATAGTAACTACTAGAATAAAATTGGTAATGCCATCTAAGGTGCTATAGTCGGCGTCTCTTAGAGACCTTTTGTATTCCATACTTTCGAAAGCACGTACACCACGTGGGTATGGGTAAGCTTCGTAAGGCTGGCGCCTATAGTCAATAGCTCCAACTAAATATGGGTCAAGAGGTAGATCCTTCTCGTTAAGAGCAGCATTCTTGAACTCTGTAGGAAGGCTGTCAAGAACTTTCTTTTGATATTCAGTTAAGTCTGAGGATTTAGTTTGAAGCAAAGTCTTAACGCCTTTTAAAGCTTCAGCTTTCAATGAAATAAGCTGTTGATCCAAAAGTAAAGATGTTTTGTCGACTTCAACCTGGGTAGGATTAAGAATAGTATATTTAATAGGCAGGTAAGACTTTGACCACTTAATTTTTTTCGCGGCTACTTCTTTTGCAAACTGCTCTTCGCGTCTCTTGTGTTGCTGTAGGAATTCTGATGCAACGTCTTTGTTGACTTTTTTAACTTTCTCCCCAGGTATGGGGGAAATATAATTAATCTTCGGTTCATACTTACCAACAATTTTATATGTTCTTACAAAACCGCTCCTAAAGAACTCTAAAAAGACCTGATCTACTGTAACATCAAAACCTGAGTCTACTACCCAGTTATCAAAGAAATTACGTATATCTGGGTCATCAATATCATTCTTCATCCCTTTAGAAGCAAAATTGGTTAGTAAGTCGATTGCAGAACCATAAACATCCTCAGTCTTATAATAGTCCATAGCTCTCGCGTAGAGATCCTGTGGACTGGCTGTAGAAATAGAAGGCTTCTTTGTAATGTCAAGATAGTCTTTTGTTAAAGGGTCCCTTCTAATTGCTGACGCTTTTTCAGACCTAAGAATCTTTAACTTACGTATATCTTCCTTATCTAAAACCGGAAGCTCGCGGTAGTTTTGGTTTAAAACGCCAAGGGCCGATTCCAACCTACCGCTTTCCCCACTTAGAACTATAGACACACTGCCGTCCTGATTATCAACAACGTCGTGCACACTGACATTTCGAAACCGGGCGTCCAGAGAATTCTTAATCTGCTGCAAATCTAGATTATTTTTGTCCATATCATCGCCTATTAGGGAGCCTCATTACATTGCTAATTACGGGACCTCGATGTACCCTATCAACGGGTATTACCAATCCTCCCTGGTTAACATAGTAGTTCTCTACCTCTCGTGCAGAGATTGTATCATACAGGGCTTTAGAAGCTAAAATAAATGCTGAATACAAGTCCTTCTTCCTATCACCCTTACCAGTCGCAGGGATATCAAAATGTGCCAGACCACTTTTAGTTTCCGTCACAGTAATGGACGTTGTTTGAGTCATCATCTTATTAATTGACTCGTAAACCTCTTCTTTGTCCTCATTACCATCAACAGGGGGGAATGGGAACTTGAGAAGGCCCTGCTCAAGTAGATTAAGTGCAGAGTAATTAGCCTCGGCTAAACTAGCTGGTTTCGGATCGTGCATACGAAGTATACGTTTACCTGTAAGTTTTTTATGATCCTCATCGTCCATATCTAATATAAGGTGCCCTTTTGAGAACTGATCGCTAGATAAAATATCTTTAATAGCTATACCACCTCCACCAGAACCTGCGTCCATCATGGCCAGAGTAACATCAAACTTCGTACAAAACTCGTATACGATCTGAGCCATTCTCGGGAACTTTTCTCCAGTTGCTTCAAATGCGTGCACTACGAAAGATGGATTGCCTATCTCTATAACAACGACCGCGAATGCGTCAGAAGAACGTGCAGGGTCAATCCCTACGATGTATTTCTTTCCAATTTCGCCTTCAAGCCGTATTGGGCAGTTTCGACCCTTACACGATTCTAATAAGGAGGCTTTGAAAACACCATCACTATCAGATTCCCATATGGCTCGGTACTCAAGATTAAACTCAATCCTACTCATGGTAGCTTTAGCTTCCGCAACGTTGTTCGCGTCAAGGAAACCTTCGGACATATCCTCATAAGAAACATAGCAGAGCCCGTATTTGTCAGACCCCTTCTCTATTTCCTTCTGGTATTTTTGAATCCTCTTGTACACATGATTGAATTGATAGTATGCTGAGGTAACGCCTACAATTTTGTTTGTCTGCATCCCCTCTTTTTCAAGTCGGTACTCCTCTTCAGTAAGAAACCCCCTCTCCAATCTGTCACGAAGAATTTGTAATCTTCTGACATTTTCCATTGGTGATGTCGTGGTGGCACCCATTGGGCGAATAACCATCTCAAAGATTTCTTCTGGTACCTGTGCAAACTCATCCACCAAGATGAAGTGTCCGCGAAGACCACGAATTCTAGTACCATCTCCTAACGGGTAAGCTTCTATGGAAGATCCGGGCCTATCACCAAGCCCACGTAAGTTTAAATAACACATATCAGACCCAACAATGGGTTTCTTTTGGCAGGCCTCTCTAAATATTGGGCTACCTATGTACCTCTTTTTCAATTCGTCAAATACCATTTTGCTCTGACGGAAAGAGGGGCTCATAATCAGTACTCGTTTACCAGGGTAAAGTAGAGCATACAAAGCGCTGACTACGGAAAGAAGGAAAGATTTTCCACAACCACGACCAGCGGTTACGATCGTATAGGGCTTGGACCACATTTCCTCTAGAATTACTTTCTGTGGTAAGTCCAGGTCGATTCCAAGCAGATCTTCGGCCCCTAAGACAGGGTTTTTCCTGTATGTCTCTATAAGGGATAGTGAATTATCTTCTACTCGGCTTTTCTTCTTCATGGCTACTTCTTGGGGTCTCTTGAGTTATAAGACTTCTTCTCCTCATCGAGTGCTCTAATCCTCTCGTTAAACTCTTCTTTCTTCTTGTCGTCATATGCGAATACAAGATCAACAATACTGAAGTTTTGCTTATTTCTAGGATCAATTCTATCAGAGCGACGTGAGGCCAGGTTAGCCTTTATTTTCTCAGAGTGTTTACGGAACTTTTCAATAGTCGCCGAGGCATCCATGAGATTGACAGGGTCTGCCGCTGAAAGTGCCAGTAACCTCTGCTCCAACATATCGTTGACAGCAAGGCTTACTATGTCTTGTATATCAGAGGAACTTAACTCCTCCAAATCGAAGTCCGCAAGGAAGTAATTGAAGGTTCTATAGAAAGCCTTTTCTTCGTCGGCATCCTTCATGACTTTTCTACTAGGCAGGAGAACGGAGATAGCAGTACGATCGTAATCTGCGGGAAGCTTTATGTAATCAAATGGGTCGACCTCTTCCCTTTTAGTCTTGAACTGAAGACCTTTAACAATCTTCTCCTTAACTTCTGTAGGCTTGTTATCTCTGTACTGTACCAGATTTTTCCTACTATTGGGATTTGACCTGGCTTTTGGACTTTTGTGGGTTTCTTTAGATAGTTCTTCTTCAGAAGGTAGAGGTGCAGTCTTCCAGTCTTTCTCAGCAATCTCTGCAATGAGATCAACCCCCAATTTATCTTCAGCTGTCTCTATATCGACTACTGGGCCCTCTGGCTCACCCTTCTTATCTTTCTTACTCATTCTTTTCCAAGTATTTCTAAATCCTCTGAAGATAGTGTATAGTCAATCTCTCTATCAAATAGGTTTACCTTTATTGTAACCCTATTTCCAGTAAAGGAATGTACAGTGCCTTTGCATTGTTTGAAAGGACCGCTAACTACTTCAACCCTATCTCCTATATCTACACTCTTATTAAGAACGTTCCACTCTTCTTTTATCTTCATGTCCTCTACGTTGAAATTAACACAAGGCCCAACGTAGTTGGTCACAAATGGGTTGGATCGAATCTTGTAATAAATTTTGTTATCACTGTCCTCGTACTTTAGAAAAAGATAACCAGAGTACAATGGGACACGGCGCTTATGTAAGCGGGCTCCTATACGACACTCCTTTAATACAGTAGGGAAGAATACTTCCTCAACTTGGGGAACATCTCGATCCAAAAAGCTTTTGATAGTATCAAACTTATTCTGCTTGATCACCCAAATGTGCCACTTAGAAGACATAACTAAGCATCCTTTTTTTCTACGGTTCTAACTACCGTAAGATGGTTGCAACCACCGCATATTACCGCTATAGTTTCTTCAGTGTGAGCTGACTCACGTCCACAATGCACACACGTAAAGGGAACACGACAAGGCTTGTCTTTCTTGGGCTTAGAGAACGAATACGGCAAATTTTTATTAGAATCTGCGTACTTCGAATCTCTATGAATTCGTTCCCTATACTTACGATCGCCCATCTCTTTACGATTTGCGGGTTCTCTTTCTGACATCTTTTAAATTCCTACAGCTTTGATAGAATGTTACTCGGGGTACTAGCAGGAATATCATTTATCGGGTTGTCACCCAATGCCTTATCGTACCCTCTTTTGAACGTCGATACCCTTGTATGGCGAGCTCTAATAATCTCTGGATGGGGTTCATCGAGCTCACTGATATTTTGGGGTAATGGGTAGAGTCTATTAGGCTTTCTTATGATCTGTGTCATTATTGACCTCCAAAGAGACCACCATTTCATCTACAATTGAATAAAGATTGGAAAGGTGTTCTCCATCGTTTTTCAACCTATAAGACCAATTGTCCCAATCATCCAAGGCGATCTCTGAGTAGTGTGCTGTATTAGGTACAGCACCATATATCTCCCTAAGTATTAAAGGGCGCTCTATACGAATCAGGTAACCACCGGACTCTAAAACTTTCACTGCTTCGTTGGGAAATCGAACATCAGTAATTACTACTTTGTCTTGTGTGTCAAGCTTTTTAAAAACAACTTCACAGTGATAGTCATCGACATAGTATCTCATAATATCTGTGCCGACGAATTGTAGTATATCACGTGGAGTTTCTAACTCTACACCTAATAGGTGACTGTAATCTTTGTCGTTAAGGTTTACAGTGTGTGTTTTTCTCATCCATTCGATTACAGAACGGATTTCATGCTCTGTTACAACAACAGGTTTATCTAGCGGGGTTTTCTTACCATCTTGGGTAGATACCTGCTCCCAAGTCAATCCAAACAAGATGCTACAGGATGTTTTTAGGTTATGGGCAAAACTTACTTTCCGATTCCACCCATATCTGTCAAGTAGATAATCTGCAACAGTATCTTTACCAACTAAAGCTTTGCCAGATAAACCTATAATCATGCTACTTCATCCTGTCTAAATGTTGGATAGTCTTCAAAAACTCACTCTTAATTTTCCTTATCTGAATCTCAGGATCTCCATCAGAGATGGAAAGATCTCCATCAGGTTCATCTAGCGTACGATCAACTGGAGTCAATCTAACTATGCTTTCTTGGCAAGGAAGGTTCCCTGCGATTCGCACAACGCAAATTTTGCTAAACTCTTTGTCACAAGAACATAAATCATCTTTCTCTGTGACTAAAACAACTTTGCTTAGAACTTTAGACTTCAAGCTCCTATTCTCCTAGGACAAAAATAATACACCATTGTCGTTTTGTAAACCTTGTACAATAAAAATCTTTTTGGGCCGGCGCCCCCAGTTTTTTTGCGAACACACCCAGGAACATGATAACAAATTTGTTGATA